TCGCGGTGGTCTTGTCCAGCGTGATCGTGCCGGTCGACGGCCCCTTGATGTACTCGTAGTGCGGATTTCCGCTGCTGTCAGGCATGCCGGTCAGCGTGACACCGTAGGCGATCACATCGTCGTCCTTGTAGGTGATGTCGTCCATGTCGGAGATCTCTCCGTCCGGGATCACGATGCGCTCGGCCACATTGCCGTGCAGGATCATGTCGATCACCCAGACGGCCTCCTCATGCACATTTCCGTTTACAGCGACGGCGATGCCGTCCGTCAGGTTGCCCGTCACGTTCGCGCTGCCGCGCACCGCCGAAATCACGTCCTTGTTCAGCGATTCGATCATCGTGAACTTAAACGTGTCCGTGAAGTCTTTATGCGTCAGCAGGACGGCGTCGCCTCCCCAGGCGCGGATTACTCCGCTGGAATCCTTTGAGGAGTTGACCACGCCGTCCTCGGACACATAGCCCATACCGACGAATGCCGTTGCCAGGGTCTCGGACGCCGTTACCGGCAGACTGGTCCCCAGCGGCGCCCGGTAGATCGCGCCGGTGATCTTGGGCTTGCCGGCGGATACGTTTGCTTTGTTGGGCATTTTTTATTGCCTCCTTAGTCGTAATAGACCAGGTCGTACACGGCCTGGTATCGGTAGATCTTCTTTGTTGTGTCTGTGTAGTTGTAATCGCTGTTCAGCTCGCAGGCGGATACCTCCGGCAGCAGCGTGATGTCCTCCATCAGCGCCAGCACCTGCTCGTTGAGCTGCGCGGCGCCGTACAGCGTCTCAGCATAGGACTGGATCGCCACGGTGGCGCTGCGGATGTGGTTCTCCTCACCGCCGCCGGTGCGCTCGATCACGATATACGGCGGCACGCCGCCGCCCTCCGGGATCTCCATGTACGCCGTCACGCCGGCTCCGGTCAGATAGTTTCGGATGATTTCCTCGATCATGTCAGGCTCCTCAACAGGGTGTTGTTGTCCATGTTGTCCCGGTACGCTTCCGCCGTCCCGGTATATGCTGACGCGATGACGCGACCCGGCATCATATGGGTGTCGTGCTCATATCCGTTTCCGGCTCTGTCGGCGATGGCTTCCGCTGTTTCGTTCAGCAGTGCCTGCATCTCTGCAGACCGCAGCATCTCTCGGATGCCTGCTGAATTGAGCTCGATCTTGACCTTACTCAATCCGGTGACACCGCACTTTCATATGCCATGCCGTCGGGATCAGGGCCTCGACGCCTGTGATCGGGAATCCAAACGTTTTGCAGGTGATCGTCCGCCCGTAGGCGTCCGTCCAGCTCACCTTGACGTCCTTCCACTCGTGCGTGTCGCCCTTGGGGATTCCCAGCATGTAGTCGATCCGCTTCCCGTACATGTCCGTCGAGGTCGTGATGTCGTCCGTCGACGGCTCGCCGACGAGCACGTTGTCCACGGTTGTTTCGGCCTCCGAATACGTCGGCGCGCCGAAGGCGTCCACGCCGGTCTGCGTCTTGACATACAGGGTGACGGTGATCCCCCTCATGCGCTCACCTCCGGCGTTGTCGGCGGAGGCGGCGGGACGAGGTTTTCCACGGGGCTGCGGCTGCCGATCCGGTCGCCGACGCCCAGCAGCTTCTTGTCCAGGCGTGACAGGTACAGCTCGCCGACAGCGCCGCCGCTGGACATCGTCCATGACTGTGAGTATCCGAGACCGCTCTGGCTGCCCTGGCTCGCGCCCATGGGCGCGCCGGCGCTGTCGCCGTCTCCCAGCGCGCGGATGACCATGCGGCAGCTCACGACCTTTTTGGCGTCCGCCGGGGCGGCCTTGTTGTGCGCATCGATGGCGACGGCTGCGTCGTCCAGCAGGTTCGAGCAGACGGTTTCCTCCGTACTGGACAGCGTGCGCGTCATGCGGGCCTCGACGTCCGCCACGGTTGCGTATGCGGCCATGGGATCACCCCTTCTTGTCGGTTTTCTTTGCCGGCCGTTTCTCCGGTTCCCGCTCCGGCGGCGGGGGCATGTCCGGCGGTGCGGCGAGCCTGTGGCCCGCCGCGAGGTATTCGTCCAGCCGGGATTCATGCACCCACATCTCGCCACCCGAACGGGCGTTGATGAGCTTAATCATCAGGCGTTCGGGGTCTCGCCGGTGAGCAGATTGAAGGCCGCCACGTTGGCGACGAAGCCGATCTCCATCTCGGCGCGGACCGCGAACATGTTGCGCTGCCACAGGTTGATGGTGACGGTCTGGTCCAGCTCGTCGGTGTAGGTCAGCGTCGCCTGGTCGGAGATGCTGATCTGCACGTCGTTCACGAGGCCGTACTTGGCCTGCGTCCAGTCGCCCGCGATGCCGATGATGGCGGGAGCGCCGGCGGTGGAGCCGGCAGCCGCCGTCCCAGCCTTGTACACGCCGCGGCCGTAGTAGGTCGGCACGCCCAGGATCTGCGGGATCGCGCCTTCGGCGGGCGAATTGACAAACAACGGGCGCTCGTTCTTGTCCACGGCGCCCAGCAGGATGCTGCGCGCGGCGGGGGACAGGGCAAAGCCGTTGAGCAGGTAGCCGGCGGCGCTGATGTCCGCATCCGCGTCGACCAGACCGTCATAGGTGCTGTGCGCCGGGTCCGCGGTGGCGATCAGGCTCTGCGTGGTCGCGGTGCTCAGGGTCTGGAAGTTTTCGCCGGGCGCCGCGACGGCGCCGATTACGGTCTTGTCGACCTTCAGGGCCAGCGCGCCGGGCAGCCTCTCCACGATGTTGTCATACAGCACCCGCATGTCGCGCCGGAACTGGTTGGAGAACGGCAGGATCACGGATACCACATATCCGGTCATGTTTTTCATGCCGATTCCCGGCTTCTTCACCGGCTTGGCGTCGGTCTCGGTTACCCACTCAGCCTCCGGATCGCCGGTGATGGTGGGGATGCTCAGGCCCCGGCCGGGAAGTTCTTCCTTCTGCGCAAGTCGCATGATCGTGGAGCTGCCCTTTGCCTTCTGCATGATTTCCTGCGACAGCTCGGTCGGCAGGGATACGGCGGTTCTGTTGGTCTGGATACCACTGGGCATATTTAGATCTTCCTTTCTGTTATAAGTTTTCTTTCGCCCAGATGTCGAAACGATCCCGCGTGCTCATGCCGCCGGCCGGCGGCGTGCCTTCGCCGCCGTCTCGCAGCGGCGGGTAGCCGCCGGGCTTGGCAAATGCCAGGATCGCGTCCGCCTGGGTCTTGCAGGCTTCCTCGCTGTCGCCTGTCAGCAGGTTCGCGGGGACGCCCTTCTCTTTTGCGATCTTTTCCCGGATCTCGCGCTGCGCGTTTTCGGATTTCAGGCGGTCCAGCTCGCTTTTGTAGCGCGCCGCCTGATCCTGCGCCCTCTGCAGCTCGGTTTTTCCGGCTTCCTCCGCCGCGTCGAACTGCGCCGCTTTGGCTTTCAGCGTCTCATAATCCGGGTACTTCGCCCGCTCACGGGCCAGGCGGTCCGCCAGGATCGTGTCCAGCTCCGCCTGCGTGAAGGTCTTTCCCGCCGTCTGCGCCGGCGGTGTCTGCGCGGCGCCGTCCGCCGCATGGGTGTCCTGATGCACAGTTTCTGCCATGGTTCGCTCCTCCGCTCATCGCGTATTCCGGCCTGTATGCCCGGCCGTCCGGCTTGATAAGGCATTCTGCAGGCCTGCGCCCGCTCCCTGCCGGTTTCAACTTACGTACTCGACTTTTCCCTTTACCGCTGCTTTCAGCTCCCGGATCAGGGCCTCATCCTCCCAGCCGTAGGCGCGGGCCAGATAGCCCCGCCACGGATGCAGGACGCTCCCGCCGACGATCCAGTCCACGTGCTCCACCAGGCACGGCAGCAGGTTTTCCACCGTTTCTCTGGTGTGCTTGGCCACCAGGTACGCCCGGAAGACGGAATCGTCCATCTTGCCGGAATCGATCCAGGTCTGATAATCGCCCTGGTTCCGCGCGTCGCCGTCCAGCCACGCCGCGCAGTCGCGGGCGTAGGCGTCCGGGATCCGGACGCACTGGAAAGAATGCCAGGCGTCCCGCACGCTCACCCGGCCGGCCTTGGCAGGGTCGTCCGTGAACGCCGTGCAGCAAAAGCCGTAAACGACGCCGCGGTCATGCTGCCGGCAGCGCGTCACGAAGTCGCGGCACAGCAGCACGTCGTCCTGGATATGCCAGGTCCCCGCGTCGCCGTCGCCGCCGCGGGAGGCGAACGCCGCCATGCAGGCCCGCAGGTTGCCCAGACCCTCGACGTCGTTCCAGACGTTTACCTCGTCCGCGCCCTGTCGCCGCAGCTCCGGCACCAGGAAACCGTCGACGTACCACATCCTCTTGGGGTATGCATGGATCAGCACCTTCATTCTGCGCCGCCTCCTTTGTGGTAGTAGCAGTAATCGCGCCCGGTGTCGTACAGCACCGCCAGGCCCGGATACCGCGCGGCGAAGATCTCCGGCGTCAGATCGTCCTGGATGTGCACCTCGTACGGGTTCCCGTCCTTCGCGCCCTGCGGGAAGCGATACGGCACCGCGACGATCATGTCGCGGCAGCGCGGCGCGGCGTATTCCAGGACGATCTGCGCGTCGGCGACGCTCATGTGCTCGATGACGTCGCCGAAGATGATCAGATCGTACTCGCCGTACGGCAGGCTGCGGACATCGGCCCGGTACACGTGTCTGTACCCGCGCAGCCGGTCCGCGTTCGGCGCCCACGCCTCCACGGCGTCGATGTTCGGATACTCCGGCAGCAGGTCCCGCCAGATCCCGTCGCAGGCGCCCACGTCCAGGATCTCCGCATTCCGGCGGAAGTACCGCCGGATCCACGCGGTGACCTCGTTTTTACCGTACCAGTAAGAGCTCATGCGCCGCCCTCCGTCTTCGAGCGCTCCTGCCGTTTGGCATAGGCGGCGCGCTTCTGGGCGTTGATCTCGTCGGCGTTTTCCGCGTAGAGGTCCCGCCGCATGGAGTTGACCTTGTCCTGCCACCTCGTGCCCTCGGCGTTTTCGTACATGTTCAGGTATTTTTCCGGGTCATACCCGCCCACCGTCGTGCTGCTGTCGAACCGCACCGCAAAGTTGCAGTCGCAGTTGGAGTGGATGTGCTCTGCGTGGCCGTTCCGCAGCAACTTTTTCGATGCGTGCTTCCATCCGTTCGAGGCAAGCATAAGGCAGAAAGCGCAGGTGTCGCCGTTCGGCACCCAGGCCCATTCCGCGCCGTCCCGTATCGCGTTTTTCAGCGTCGTGTCGGCGCCGGCCTGTTTGACCAGCCGTCCCACCGCACTAGCAAGCATATCCTCGTTCTTCGATTTGCTCAAAACGCCGTTGACGGTCTCCGACACCTCGGATAATGTGGCCGTCTCCGCCAGCTCCGCCGGCGGCACCAGCGCGCCCTCCAGCTCGGCGATCGCGTCGTACATCAGCGCCGCCAGCGTCGCCGATGCCTCGCCGTAGCGCGTGGCGACATTATACGCGGTGTATATCAGCTCATCCGCGCTGCGCAGGCCTCTCTGATTGACATACATCCGCATTTCCTGTGCCGCCGCGCGGCTCAGGTGCCCCATGCGGCCGATGTATGCCTGCCACGCCTTCTGTGGGATCCTCACGTCTCATCCTCCAGGCCCTCGATCATGCCCATGCCCCGCGCCCTGGCCTCCTGGTTGCGGATCCGCCGGATGTCGGCCTGGGAGAAGCCGATCATCTCCAGGAAGGTGTCCGTCTGTGCGAAAGACGTCCGCGCGCCGGCGATCTTCACCGCCGCGTCCGCCGTGGCGGCCACGGACGGCATCGCCGGATTTTTGAAGTGCGCCACCACGTCGCGCTGGTCCTTCGGCAGCTGCTCCACCGTCGTGTCGTTGGCCACCGCCAGCGCCATGAGCGCGATCGTCTGCAGACTGGCGCCGTTGCCCTTGTTCAGGTCCTCGGCCAGGCCGACCAGCGTCTTCGTCTGGGCTTCGATCGCGTCGGAGCTCGTCGGGTTTGCGTCGTTGACGACGCCGGTGTCCGTCACGGGCAGACCCGTCGCCGCCGAGAACTGCGTCGCCAGCAGCCGGATCATCTCGATGTGCGGCTGCAGGCTGCCCTGCGCAAGCTGCCCGAAGGTCGGCTTCTCCGAGGTGTCCGGGTTCGTCGTGGCCGC